TAAGAAGTTTATGATTTCGTCGCGGTCATCGTCTTCATCTAAACCATAGTTTCTAGCTACAGTATTTATTTCATCATCAATTAAACCTTTTTTATCTTGATCTAATAATCGGTCTAGTATGGTTTCAAATTGGTTTTCTAGTTGTTCTTGGTTGTGTAAGTTGCTCATTTTGGACTCCTAAATAAATAGAACAATGCTTTTAGTTTCCATTCTTCAAGATGTCTAAGGTGCTTGGGAATATCGTTTCTGTTCATTCTAAGCCTGTACCTTGCCTTCTTTTGTTATATAGGCTATATGCCTATCATTTTCATCGCGAAGCAAATATCCGCCTTCTCCTGTCGCTTTAGAGTGTGTTTCGGATATGTAGGGTAATTCTCCGCCGAATCCTTGATCTCTATAATGTGCTGAATATTTACCAAAAGCCGTGTTAAATGTCATGTTGTTCATTGGTTTACTCTCCTCGCTCTCGCTAGTTTATTATTATGTTCTTTAACCATATTTATATCTGGTTGTATATCTTCTAAGATTATCTTTTTAACCTCGCCTATTGTTAGGCCGTTTAGATCTTTAGTTATTATCTGGATATCCCTTGATTTAGGAATCCACGTTTTATGGTATTGTTTCTCTCGGTTGTCTATGGTGTAGCACCAATCAACAATACTGCCGTTTATGTTTATTGAAAAAATCATTGGTTATCTCTCTTTTGGTAAATATCGCCTGTATACATTCCAGTACCACCACAAATAGCATTACATATTTGATGTAAGTTATTAACTTGGTATGCCCTTAGTTCACTTTTATTGATCCAATATTTTTCTTTTAAAAAAGATTTAACATCTTTGGATTTTATAACCCAGGTTTTTATAGCATCGTTGTCATTGACTATATATATTTTCATTTTTCTTTATCGTTAATTATTAAAGCTGTCGCGTATAAACAAAACGCTATAAAAATAAATATTGGTAATAGTTGAATGTCCATTATTCAGATACCTCTCTATTTTTATTAATCCACCATGACGAAACTTTGTATGTTTCTTGTTTGCAGTTATTACAATAACAATCCATTTCTTTGCTCTGGTCCTTGATAATTTCTATATCATCAGAAGTACATACATCACATACATAATTATTATTACTCATCATTTCCCCCTTTATTAATTAAATTCATTAATTTAGATACGCCAATAACCATACCAAGATAAACAGATGTTTCGTCTTTGTCTTTATAGGTTTCATATCCGTCATTAACTACTTGCTGTGCAAGTTTTTCTAGTTCTTTTTTAGTTATCATTATTTCCCCCTTTTGGTTATTAGTTTATATAATTCAAAGTCTTTTTTACTTAGCATCTTCTCAATGCGTTCCCAATCTTTAGGACTTCCCACAATTGGTAAGCCTGGATATTTTCTTTTAAGTTTCTTTAGTATGTTTTTATCTATTTCTGGCATTAGTTTATATCCTCTGGTGTTAGATAATCGCTAAGTATTAGCCAATTTTTTTCAAATCCTAGCATCAGTTCTACTAGGTTATATATAGACTCATGATCCTCGTTTTGTATATCCTGGTCTATTGTCTTTACAATATCGGTTATAAAGTGTTTCTTTATTCTTGATTTGGTTATTTGCTCAACGCTCATTGTGTAACCCTTTTTGATAATTGGCTCATTAGCTTTAGTTCTTTTTTTGTTAGTGGTGTAATTTGGGATTCATAGGAGTCCCAGCCAATCTCTTGCTGGTTTAGTTTTGATTGCAGTTTTTTAACTTGCTTTTGAACTTCTGTTAATTTTTCTTGCAGTCTTTTTTGCTCTAATAGTTTAATTAATTTATATGTTACTTTTGACGTTTCCATTATTTCCCCCTTATTAATTTTAATTTATGCCCTTGTTGTTCTAGGCGTTTATATTTATCTTGCATGGTTGCAAGGCATGATCCCTTAAAGGCTATAAAACCTTTAAGAGATCCATTGTTAATTATTATCTGGTATTTCATTAGGCCACCTTTTGAGATTGTGAATCATTAAAGCCGACAACATAGCCTAATAGTTCTTGCTTGTTGTTGAATCTTTTAATATCGGTTTCAGCTGTAGAATGTAGCCTTATGGTTATATTATGAGTATCAAAATAAAGGCTTTCTATATCACTTGGTTTATAACTATTAAAACCATGTTTTAAAATATGTTGTGTAAAGTTCCAACATTGATTTGCATAATAATATTTATCGTAGCCTGTAAGACGCATATAAATATTTTCTTTGTTTCTTTTAAATTCGGTTTCTCTTTCTTTGCGAAACCTCATTCTCATTTGGTCTAGTGTTTCATTTGTATCTGTCATTATTTCCCCCTTATTTAGTAATTAATTTAACAAAATTTTCAACAGTTATATCATCAATAATAAACCTTTCGTTACTATCAAGAACATTATTAATAATATTTTCGTCCTCTACTATAGACCATTGACTATTATCAACTTTATCATTCTTTAATAATGGTGATGTCCATAACGTATGGTAATAGCCGTCAACAGTTTCCATAATATATGCATTACCTTTATATTTTGGTACTGTGTAAATTTCTAATTTATTGTCGTTAAACATAATGTTTTTTTCTCCGTAAATGCTAGGTTTAATTACCTAGTGATATAAATAGTATCATTACGTATACGTAAATGCAACATATAATACCTTTTATTTATTAAATACTTCTTTGAATGTTCAAAATAGCCTAGAATGTCGGCATGAGTAAGGAGAAACCAGGAAGGAAAAGAAAGTTGGCAAAACTAACTGAAGATGATTATAACCAGATTTCAGCATGGTCTGGCGATGGTTTAAGCGAGACACAAATAGCTACATTACTTGGTGTAAACATCTCAACAATCACAAGAGAAAAGAAACGTAACGAGCAATTTGCACAAGCTATAAAAAAAGGAAGATATAAAGCAGTCCAACTTGTAGCCAACAAAGTATTTCAAAACGCAATGGAAGGCAAAGAAACTTCCGCAATCTTTTTCTTAAAAAATAGAGATCCGGACAATTGGGCGGACAGACAAGAGAAAGTCATCAACGTAAACCTTAAAGACGCACTCACGCATGCATCCGCAAGAATAATAAACGGCGAAACAATAGAACATGAAACGCTAAACTTAAAAGATGCTAAAGACTAACGCCAGCAAGCACGCGAGCAAGCGTGCATTTATGCACAATAGCAAGATAGATTGTGCGTTATTGCGTATGCGTACTAATAGAACAGATAGCCCCTTTCATGCGTTCGCGTGTGCTGTTATATAAATATGATAGGAAATAGATTTTACCCCCCCTTTGTGTATGCGTGGGTAGTACGTATATATATACATTGTGGAATAATTTTTTGTAGGTATTTTAAATGAAGTATAAACCAGAAGAAGAAAAGCTATTGATGACCGAACTATGGTCACCTGTGGTTAAAGATAATCCATTAAACTTCGTCAAATTTGCCTTCCCATGGGGAATGAAGGACACCCCCCTCGAAGATTTTAAAGGACCAAGGAAGTGGCAGGAAAAAATTTTGCGAGAAATGACAATACACATTCAACGTAATGGTGTTAAGGATTTACCAGAGATGTTTAGAATGGCAGTTGCTTCAGGTCGTGGTATTGGTAAATCAGCTTTGGTTGCTTGGATTATTCTTTGGATGTTATCAACCAGGTTAGGATCAACAGTAATTGTTACTGCTAACACCGAACAACAGTTAAGAAGTAGAACATGGGCAGAGCTAGGTAAATGGCTCACGCTATCTATTAACTCTCATTGGTGGTCAAAGACTGCTACAACCATAAAACCAGCTGCATGGTTTGATGAAGCGTTAGAACGAGACTTAAAAATAGATACTGGTTATTATTACGCCCAAGCACAATTGTGGAGTGAGGAAAACCCAGATGCGTTTGCAGGCATCCATTCATCTTACGGCGTATGCCTAATTATGGATGAAGCGTCTGGTATTCCTTCTCCCATTTATTCAGTCAGCGAGGGATTCTTCTCCGAACCCACGCCTAACCGTTTTTGGTTTACTTTCTCCAACCCACGCAGGAATCAAGGGCCATTCTACGATTCTTTCCACAGCGCAAAATCCTTCTGGAAGAACGAGCAGATAGACTCACGCACGGTCGAAGGCACGGACAAGGAACTCTTCTCTAAGATGATTGAGCAGTACGGCGAAGATTCTACCGTTGCGCGCGTGGAGGTGATGGGAGAGTTCCCATCCGCAGACGATGATACCGTAATACCAATGGAGCTAATTAAAAGCGCAGTTGATAGAGATGTCTCTCTTGCCGCAAGCGAGCCTATCATTTGGGGCGTTGATGTCGCTAGATTTGGCGGCGATAGTTCCGCCCTATGCGTGCGTCAAGGAAACCATGTCATTGAAATACAATCATTCCCTTCTATGGATTTAATGCAATTTTGTGGGGTGATAAAAAATAGATACGATGATGCTACTGCGATTGAACGACCACAAGAAATATTAGTTGATGTTATTGGTTTAGGCGCAGGCGTAGTCGATAGACTCGCCGAGCAGAACTTGCCTGTGCGTGGCGTGAATGTTGCCGAAGCACCAGCGACTAAAAAAAATTATTTAAACTTGCGTGCTGAATTATGGTTTGCAATTAAAGACTGGTTGGCGCATAGAGATTGTAGATTACCAGTTGATGATGAATTAGAAGCTGAGTTAGCTTCCCCCTTATATAAATATACTTCTAGTGGTAAAATAAAAATAGAAAGTAAAGACGAGATGCGCAAGAGAGGTATCAAGTCACCAGATAAAGCAGATGCACTTGCATTGACAATGGCAA